GCTCTTGTAAATCGATATACGATCATAGAATCTTCTAATAGTAATAATTGATTTGCCGGTTTAATAGCTCTATGTAAATGAGAGATATAATGGTCTTGTTTAGGATTTTTTAATCCTGATGGTATAAAATTTATATGATCTTCTGATACCAAATAAGTTTTCTTATTTAATAGTTGCTTTTTGTCAACTCGTATTCTTGATAATTCTTCTTCATTGTTTGGCTCTAAGTAATACCAGAATTTTTGTGTTTTGTCGTCCCATATTCTAGCAATCTTAAAGGGTAAAATATCTTGTATTTTAAGTATTCCATTTTTTGTATTTTTTGCAAATATCATTTGTTGATATTTTCTACCATCAATATACCAATCGCGAAATAATTCATCTCCAACATTATCGAAATTCATTAATGATTTAATATAAGCAAATTCTGGTATAATTTTATTTTTAATACCTTCAGATAATTCAACAGCATCTAAATTTATTTTAACAACTGGATTATCGGATTCTATAACAATTGCTTCATTTACAATTTCATCAACTGCATCATCAACAAAATCAATTTGTGCAAAATTTCTATATTGTAAAATCAATTGGTGAACACTTGAATAGGTATGAGAAAATGATAAATTAGAACCAATTACACCAGCTTCTTTTATAACATCATCTACCTCATGATATTCAGGAAGTTGATTAATTCTTATTGGTTCATTTAAGGTATCAGGCATCACAAAAGATGGTAAGATATCTTTAAAAACTTGTATTATATTTTGCATATATATTTAAACCTCATTCTTATTTACTTTTCTTCTTTTTTCTAATTCCACCAGTTTTTTTATAAAGCTTACTTAACATTTCTTTATAAATATACGTGTCAGTTTTTCTTTGAAATTTAGGCATAACATTTTGTAAAGCTAATTCAAAATTCTGAGAGTCAAAATTCTTAACTTCAGAACGAATATGTCCATACAAATAAGTTCTTAAAGCATAATACATAATAGCTGAAGGTATTTTTGCGGATTTAATAGCGTTTTTAATATCTCTATATCTAACTCTATGTCCACCACCTACAGCTTTCATCATATCTCTAACTAATTTTACTCTCCAAGTCCAAGGAATATAATGAACATTAATTCCTAACATTCTATCGCCACCTTTACCAAGTAAAATTATTAAAGGTAAAGTGTCATAATATGGAAGAACCTTTTTATCATCTTTAAATTTTGGACTATAAACATAAAGAAACATTTCGCCTAATCTCATTTTATTTGGTGAAGAAACTGTATTAACAGTTTCGTGGTCTTCTTTATCAATTAGTTTTATAAGATTTAAAACTTCTGCTGGTAATGCCATAAATCAATCCTTATTTTTTGTTTAAAATGTAAGAAATTTCCTGTGTAGTTTGACAGATTTCACAATAATTAATTTGCTTTCTTTCCAAATCCATAAATTCTATATTTAAAACCCCTACAATAATTTCATCTTTATCTACTATTGGAGATTGTAGAAACCATTTTATTCCACACTCTTTTAATGCAAATTTTACATTAGAGTCATGAATATCATCTACAATATATTTATATACACCTAATGGTCTTTCACATTGTTTTCCATGCTCTTCACATTGATTATTTGTAACTCTTAATGTTTTTTCACCCTTAACGAAAATTGATGATAAAATAGGCCATACAGTTATTGCCATAATATTTTGATAATTCTCAGCTTCATATGTAACACCAGCATCACAAACCTCATACGTTCTAGAGAGCTTCCAGATGGGTTTTGTATTAGTAAATGAACTTCCATTCGAGAATTGAGATATATGCACTCTATCAGCCTCTAAAGTTACTTTAAGCTCTAGTAATTTATCTCTAACTAACTGATATTCTTCATCAATTAATTTTCCATCAAATGGGTCATGAAAAAATTTGTTTAAGAAATGTTTCATTAATTCAGCTATATAAATATGAACCCCTCTTTTGATGCCTCCATAAAACAACCCTAATATAGCCAATCCAATCACTGATGCAAATTCCATTTTTTTATCCCTTCGTTGGTGTGTATTTTCTCATGCCTTTTTCTGTTAGCAACATGAAAGTCATATTATTATTTTCTGCAAATTCAAAGGCTGAGTTCCATTTACTATCATTGATTATAAATTGCTTTACATTATAATAATAAGATTTACCTTTATACTTTGGAATCTTAGGAATTGTAGTTTGAGATAAAGGTTTTATCTCAATGATTAATTCTTTTTCAACACCTTGTTTGTTTATATACTTAACCCAAACATCTATATAATATCTATGTATTTTATTATCTAATTGACTTCTATAAGGAACAACAACTTCTTCACAACACCACTCTAAAAAAGCTGGTTGTGAGTCAAAATATGTATACCATTTTAATTCAAGCCCAGAACGAAATATAATATTTTTGATATCACCCTTGTATTTACTTGGATTTTTTGGTTTATAATAACCTTGCTTATATTTCGATTTTGAATTAAGCATTGGTTTATTATTTTTTATATAAGTCTTTTTAGACATTGTTAAACAAACACCCTTCCCCCAACTTTACAAACTGCTCTTATTTCAGCTTCAGTAAAATCTTGTCCATTAGATTCTATATTAAAATCACCCTTCACTTCTTTAGGGCAAAAATCTAACGATATAATATCATTCAGCTCACAATTAAAATCACCATTAATAATTTCTGGACAACCTTTTAAAGATTTTATATAATTTCTTTCGCAATTAAAACCACCACCTATCTTTTTAGGACAACCATTTAGAGATGATAAATCATTCCCACCACATCTAAAATAACTACCAACTTCTTTAGGTGCTCCAACTAACGAATTAATATTACAGCCTGAAGCTTCAAAATGGCTACCTACAAATTCTGGACAACCTTTTAAAGATTTTAAAGATTTATTTTGCATAATGGTAAACGCTCCTAATACCTTTTTAGGTGAGCCAACCAAAGATGTTAATTTATTATTACCACAATTAAAATAACCTGTGCATATTTTAGGTGCATATTTTAAAGATGTTAATCTATTTTGACTAAGATTAAAATTATTAACTTTTTTAGGACAACCTTCTAATGATTGAACCCCTTGATTATAAAGACGAATATTTAAACCTGCATCTAGCACAAAAGGATTATATAATTTTTTAACTATCTTTGAAATTTTACTCTCATTCTTTTTCATTATATTTCTCATGCTATAACCCATATCTTTTTCAGCATCATCAGTATTCAATCTTTTATCGTTTTTATCCCAATATCGTAAAGGAGCTAGAATTTTTTTATCATATTGTAAAGCCCATTTTCCTGTTGGTGTTACATAAATAATGAACACATCAGTTTGACTATATTGAGTCCAATATTCATCACCTTCTCTATATGCTATACACCATTTTCCTTCTTCCTTATTTACCTTATTAGAAGCTAAATACATAGCACCAATCCAAGTTATAGGTGTAAACGCTCTGTTAATTTTATCAAGCGAGTCAAGCTCAATATAATCTACGCCTAGTTTTGCCTTTCCTTGACTAATCTTGAGAGATTTTTGGCTATCCATAACCTTTTTAAAATCTAACATAGTTAGTTTATTTAGATTATTCCAATCAATCTTACTTTCTAATGAATTATGTTTATTAAAAAAGGTTATTAACATGGATTTTTCATTATCAGTTAAATTAGGAATTTTATTAATTAAATGGTCTTTTTTCTCTGAAATATATTTTATCCAACTTTTCATTTTTTATCCCTTAATAGAAATTAGGCATCCCAAATATTAATTTAGAACGCCTAATTATATATACCTATTTATGATTTAACTTTATGGACTAACCATCCCATGAACTTTACAAACTGCTCTTAATTCAGCTTCAGTAAATTTACCACCAGCTGTCATAGTAAAATTACCAAGAACTTTTTTAGGACAACCTTCTAATGATTTTATATTATTTTGGTGACACATAAAATTTCCACCAACCTCTTCAGGAGCACCTTTTAAAGATGTTAATTTATTATTATTACAATAAAAATCACCAAGAACTCTTTTTGGTGAGCCTTCTAGAGATGTCAAATTATTTTGAAAGCAACGAAAAATTCCACCAACTGTTTCTGGAGCACCCTTTAAAGATGTTAGATTATTTTTTTCGCAATAAAAATCACCTATAACTTTTTTAGGACAGCCTTCTAATGATGTTAATTGATTCATCGAACAATCAAAACTATTTCTTACTTGTGAAGGACAACCCTTTAAGGATGTTAATTTATTATCAGAACAATAAAAAGATATACCCACCTTAGATGGTGCATCTTTTAAAGATGTAAGCTTATTAGAAGAACAATCAAAATTTCCCTTGATTTCTGAAGGGCAACCTTCTAATGAAGTTAAATTCTTTTGTGAAACATAACAAGAAGAATTATCAAATAATTTATCTAAGAATATATTATATACTTTATCCACTATGTTTTCCATCTTAGATTTATTTTTTGACATAATTTCTTGCATAGTATAATCAAAATCTTCTTCGGCAAATTGAGAACCAAAATCTGTATCGTCAGCATCCCAATATTGTTTTGGTTTAAGTGTTTTTTTATCATATTGTAAAGCCCATTTTCCCAAAGGTGTTACATATATAATAAAAATATAATTTCTACCATATTGATGCCAATAGCTTTGACTTTCTCTATAAGCAATACACCATTTTCCTTCCTCTTTGTTTACTTTGTTAGATGCAAGATATTGAGCACCTTCCCAAGTAATAGGAGCATAAGCTTTATTTATTTCATCCAGCGAATCAAGCTCAATATAATCAACGCCTAGTTTTGCTTTTCCCTTACTAATTTTGAGTGCTCTATGACCATCCATAACTTTTTTAAAATCTGCAAATGTAAGATTTTTTAAGTTGTTCCAATCTATCTTATTTTCTAACGAACTAAATTTATTAAAATAGGCAGTAACAACAGTCTTTTCTGTATCAGTTAAATTAGGTATTTTCTTAATTAAATGGTCTTTCTTTTCGGCTATATATTTTATCCAACTTTTCATTTTTCTTTCCTTTAACTAAGTATTACTTCACCTTTAACATCACAAACTACTCTTACTTCTTCTTCTGTAAATTTGTTACCCTTATTAAATCTCATAAAAAAATCACCATATACAACTTTTGGTATACCTTCTAATGATGTTATTTTATTTTGTGAACAATAGAAATCCATACCAACTTTTTCTGGAGAACCTTTTAAAGATGTTAATTTGTTATCGTTACAATAGAAATCACCATCTATAATTCTTGGTGCTCCTTCTAATGATGTTATTTTATTTTGTGAACAATAGAAATCCATACCAACTTTTTCTGGAGAACCTTTTAAAGATGTTAATTTGTTATAAGAACAATTAAAGCTTCCGTTTATATTTACTGGCATATCCTTTAAAGATGTTAATTTGTTGCGAATACAAATAAAATCACCACCAACCTCTTCAGGAGAACCTTTTAAAGATGTTAATTTGTTTGATGAACAATTAAAATCACGACCAACAGATTTGGGAGCACCCTCTAACGAAGTTAAATTATTATAAGAACAGTTAAAACCACCAGTAACAATTTTTGTTGCGCCAATTAAAGATGTTAATTCTTTATCATATAAATTAACCCCACCAGAAGCATTTGGTGTAAATATATTAGGTAATTTTGGTATAACATTTTTAATCTTGGATTGATTCTTTTTCATTAAATCTTTCATGGTATAACCAAAAGCTTTTTCTGCGTTTGGTGGTGAATGTCTAACATCCTTTTTATCCCAATAATCTTCTGCTCGTAGCCCATTTTTTAAATACTGTAAAGCCCATTTTCCAAGTGGAGTTACATATATAATAAAAACAAATTCTTCGCTATAGTCTCTCCAATAATTATCATCTTCTCTATAAGCAATACACCACTTTCCTTCTTCTTTGTTTACTTTGTTAGATGCTAAATACATAGAACCTTCCCAAGTTATAGGAACAAATGCTCTATTGATTTTATCTAATGAGTCTATTTCAATATAATCTGTTCCCACTTTTGCAGAACCAGAAGATATTTTTAAACTTGCTTGACTATTCATAACTTTCTGAAAATCTAACATTGTTAGGCTGTTTAAATCATTCCAATCTATCTTATTTTCTAATGAATTGTGCTTAGTGAAGAAATTAATAACTTTCATTTTTTCATCATCGGTTAAACTCGGAATCTTTTTTATTAAATGGTCTTTTTTCTCTGAAATATATTTTATCCAACTTTTCATTTTTAGTTCTCCAATATTTTATTAACATTGTTATTTACTTAGCATCATAATTAAAATATTTTGTTTCATACTCTTCTTGTTTATATAATTTATTTCTATCATTAGAATGTTTAAGACAATAATTTTGAAATTCATCATCCGATAAATCATCACAAATATCATAAACATTTAACATCGTTTTATTTTCGTTTAATCTTAAACCTCTACCAATAGACTGAAATAGTGTAATCTTAGATTTAATAGACTCAGCCAATATAAGATTATGTATATTCTTGATGTTAATACCTGTTCCAAAAACTTTGAAATTAGCACAAACTATATTATTATTAGATTTCTCTAAGGTAGCTCTTACAGCCTCTCTTTTTTCAACAGATACATTTCCATACACTAAATGTATATTATAGCCTAGAGCACCCTTTAAAATCATCTGATGCAACCTAAAGCCCATACTCTCATTTCGTTTAAAAAGAATTAATGTATTTCCTTTCTGTTTCTTAGCTATATTATTAATAAGTTCATATTTATATTTGAGTTGATTAATATAATCAATTTCAAAGCTATATAATTTAGCTCCAGCTTTTGTTTCTGGTGCTATAAATTTTAACCTTTCTATTTCTTGTTTTAATTCTATAAACCTTTCTTGAAAATTTTCTCTAATAGTTTCAGGATACCTAACATTAATTCTATTGATTAAAAATGGTGAAAGATTACCCCTAGCAACTTCTTTTTTTACTGTTGTTAATTGATAAATTTTTCCATACATTCCGATTACAGAAAATTCATCTAATTTTTCATCATTCAAAGTTCCAGAAACACCAATTTTATATTCAGTGTTGGTGCAAAGCTCAACTATTCTTTTTATTACTTTTCCATCGGTTGACCCTGTATGACACTCATCAACTAACAACGCCCCAAACTGTTGAAAATAATCTGCTTTTTGTTCCATCAAAGATTGGTATGTTGAAACAACAACTCGTTTGAATGTATGCTTTTCTTGTCCACCATATATTTTATGACAGTATGTTGAAAAAGGTGTTTCACAATTTCTGCTATAATCATCAAAATCTCCAACTAATTGTGTAACAAGTTGAATTGATGGAACTATTATCAATGTTTTTAAATCCATCTTCTTAGCTATATTAGCTAAGTTATATAATATGTATGATTTACCTGTAGCAGTTGGAGAAAGTAATATACAATTTCTTTCTTTCAATCCAATTCTAACGCCTTCTATTTGATAATCTCTACCATTGAAATGATTAAAAGGCTCAAGAATTTCTTCTATTTTTTTATTTGAAAAATTGGTTTTCGTTTTATCAAATTTTGTGTATGTTACTTCGTATGAATCATTCTGCTTAATAAAATAATCTAACTTAGGTAATAAACCTATTGGAAATAAGTTTCTCTTTAAGTCATAAAGCCTAACCTTTCCATCCCATTTTCCTTGTTTATACGCAGGATGAAATTGATAGTTATTAGGCTGAAATGAAAAGTATTCAGATATAATTTGAAGTATCTCATAGATACCTCGAATTTTAACAAATGAACTATTGTATTTTTCTACTATTATTGAAAACATTTAAGAACCATTTAGATACTTTAATACTTCAACAGCATTTTTAATTTCGTATCCAATCCTTTCTGCTTTTTTCATCCATTTATCAATAGTTTCAACTAACAAAGCTTGTTTATTAAATTTCTTTAATTCTGCTAAATATAATTCATCTTTCTTTACATAATATTTAGCTATATCATTTGATGTAATATTAATCTCAAAATCACCATGACGATAAAAATGAAATCTCTCAGAAAATACTTTATTCATAACAAGCTCAATTTGATGTAACTTATGATTTTCAATAGTCCATCGTTTCAAGATTTTATTATGAGCATTTGGAGCATCATATATTATTTTTGGTAGATTGTGAGCAAATACAGTTAAATCATTTTCCAACTCAATAAAAAATTCTTCGTAATTAAATTTGGACATAAATTAATTCTCCTAGTTTTCATCAATAATTTCAAAATCCCTTGCTTTAAATATAACCATCATTTGTAAAGGCATCCCATCATCTTCAACATCTTGGTCAAAAGAAGCTATGTTAAAAGGAAAGCAATCTTTATAAACTAATATCTTATTCGATTTATATTTACTATTTAAAACTCTAATTGAAATATCTGCAACATCACCATAATCCTGTTGAATGTTTTTTCCATTTTTAAGATTTTTTATCCATTTTAAAATTTCCATAACTGTATCCCAATTTTCGTCAACATAAAATGTTATGGCTAAATCATCAACATAATAAGAACCACCAACTAGAGGTATTTCGGCAATTGGTGTTGATTGCATTATTGTTCCAATTCCCATTCCACCTATTGTTAAATTCTTTGTGAAAAATTCCAAGGTTTCAACGCCTTTACGTGATATAATAACCTCAAACTTATTTCTAGAACCAAAATTTTGTTCATTCATTTTAATACCTCATTACTATTTACTATTACGCTAATTATTCTTTTTATGTTATACTGAATAGGTATATACAATTATGAAAGAAAACAAACCAAATATATTAAAGCATAGCTCCAAGATTTCAAAATATCTTGGTTCTGATTTGCCATTATCTTTATTGCTTTTGTCTAACAAAGGTAGTTTGCCAGATAGTGGTGTTTCTTTCATTATGGCTTTATCCCTTATACCTAAAGATACTTACTTTAATAAATCTAGGTTATATGATTGGATGGAAAGAAATGGATTTGAAAAAGTTTTTAAACCTGTTACTATAAAAGGCACAACTCACAAATCTGCATTTGAATTTTACTTTAAAGCTTTCAAAGATAGTTTTTACTCTGATAAGCCTATTATAGAAAAAAGTGATTTTAACAAAAGACTCTTTAAGGTAAATAAAATTTTACCACTTCTGAGAACCACAACACCCCATAAAGCTATTTATAAGACTCTGGTCAATACAAATACCATTAAGCGATATAAAGGCAACATGATAGAGCTTATTAAGGATTTATCATTTGAAACTATATTAAAACTTTCTCAGAAAACAGATTTTAAAGCTTTGTATACTCATAAGTTAATCGAAACTATTTTTGGATTAAGTAAAAAAGAGTTAAACAGTAGAATAGCTAAAAATAATGTTAAAAAAGATTTACAGTATAGAACCGTAGGTTATAGTGAACTAAGAGATTTAGAGCACACCAATACCATACAAAAGTATAATACTCAACAAGTATGTAAAGGATTTTGTGTTAGGTTCAATCCTGTAAAAGTTATCAACAAACAATTTAAAATGAGCTTTAATTTGAAAGCTCTTTCAACTATTAAGAACAGACTCGAAAAACATCAAGTAAATTACAATTCTCAAATTTTTTATGGTGAAGTTAAAAATAGAAGTATTCCTGAGTTGAATAATCAAAAGTGGTTATTCAATGAACAATATGAACTTCTTGGATTCTCATGTAACACAACATCGAAAAAAGCTAGTAGACTCGAAAAATATATTGATACAAGAAACTTAGGTCAATTCAAGCAAAAAAAGAATATCTATAAATATCTAAAAAATAATTATGATGGTAATAAGAAATTCTTTAAAAAATCCTTGTGTAGCCTTCTTTCTTTACATTCTATTTAATATATTTTTTTCTATCTAATTTAGCTTAAATTTTTTAACGTAGTAATAGGTTCACTCTGTCAATTTCATTATTGTTATTTACTTTTTTCTTTTGTTTATAATTTTAAAACAAAAAAATATTTAGTATCCATTTTGTTAGATTAATAACTTTATTTTTGATTAATTAAATACGCTGGTATCGCTGATGCTCAACCAGAAGAAAATATATTCAAATACTCATTACTATTATTTACTTTTAAACAATTTAATAACTATAAACATTTTGAAGGCTATCATAATTTATTTTAAACAAAATATATCCATTTTTGAAGATATATTATTTTGAATCATCAACAATTTTTGCATTAATAGGTATACCTTTCCTTTTAATGTTTTTCAGATTGAGCTAAAATAATGTCCAATTGATTCATTAATATATTATATATATATGAGTATATACTTTATTTAATAAAAGGGTTTAGCAATAAAAACCATTTTCAAGTAACATATGTTACAAATTTTTTATTGTGTTATAATACTAATAGAATTATATTAGGAGATTGATACCGATGGAAAATTATATTTCAAACAAAGAATTTTTAAGGGAACTTTTATCGTTTCGAGATAGTGAAATTATATCAAATAGATTACATGAAATGTTCTACATATTAGCTAGTAGGATTTCAAGAAAAAAGTGTTGGTATGCAAAAATCTGTAACATGAATATTAAGAATGTAAACATTAACGACACTAAGGCAGAACTTATTCATGAGGGTTATTATAAATGTATTTTGAGAATAGCTAGTTTTGATATTGAAAATAGAGATAATCCATTTTCATATTTTACAAGTATCATTCATAATTGTTACAGGGATTTTTTCGCCTTGGATATAAAACATGATATTTTAAGTATGAAAGCAAAGAATGATTATAAACTTAAATTCCTTTTGAGATATGGATTTAAGCCTGTAGTAACAAATAAGGTAGAAGAATAATGACTAGTATAAAAATATGTTGTAAAGATTTGAAAAATATATATAAAAATGGTATGATATGGGAAAGTGTTAATTCTTGTGACGAATATGAAGAAGAAAATGAATTTATGAATGAATTATATAAAGAAGAACGAAGGAGAAGATAAGATTGAAAACATTAATATTAGGTGATTTACATTTAAAAAAGATAGAGTCAAAAATTGAGAATGAATATAG